CAGCGGCACCGTCACGTTCTGTTGCCATGCGCCGGGGAACGACTCGCGGATCACCCCGCCGGCCGTGCCCGCGACCTTCGGCGGCGAGGGCACCGGAACCATCTGCCCGCCGCGCAGAACGTAGTGCGGCTTGGCTTCGTAGTCGGTCATTTGTCGTCGCCCTTCGCGCGCATATCGCGTCGATGATGCCGGCCCTTCGGGAGTGCCGGTTGCTCGAGTACCGCCAGCGCCTCGACTTTCCCCTCGCGCGCCAGCGCTTCACCGAATTGCTGGCCGGTGGTGAACGTCGTGCCCCGCACAGCGAGCAGACGCCCACCGACTGTTATGTCGGTGAGCGCCTTGTACCGCAGTTGCCTGTCGCGCACGCGCCTAGTACGGCACGCCGGTCAGCACTTGCACGGCCGGGTCGAAACGGCGCATCCAGTAGATGTACCGCTCGGCCTTGATGCCGATGAGGTTCTGTTGCCACAGCGAGGTCAGCGGCGACGGCGGCGTGGTCGGCGCGGTATCGAGTTGCAGCGATGCCTCGCGCGACACGTCGAGCGTGATGCTGCCATCGTCCGCGAGGAAAATCTGCGGCTGATCCACGAGGATGATGGTGCCGAGGAAGCCGGGTCCCGCGCCGAGCGGCATCGTGGTCGAAGTGATGACCGGATAGCCGAACAGCGTGTTGTTCGCTGCCATCGAGGGGAACGCCGGAGCATCGGTCGCGCCGCGCGCCATGCCGAGGTAGATCGCCGTGCGGGGATGCATGATCCACGCGGGCGCGGTCATGGGCACGCCAGCGCTAGCCATGTTCGACAGCATGGTTCCGAGGTCGGCGGTGATCTGCGCGATGGACGAACCCGTGGCCGGAATGGCGACGATGCCGTTGGTGATCGAGCCGGGGTGGATTCCGGCGACCGGCGCGATTGCCGGATCGATGAACTGCTTGTCGAGGAACTGCGAGATCGCGGCGATCATTTCTTGGTTCACCACGTTCTCGGCGGCGGGATCGCTGAACCGTGCGAGTTCCTCCGTGAGCGCGACGATGATCGCGACCTTCGCCCACGGGAGCAGCACGGCGTCGAGCGAGAACGAGCCGACCGGCTTGCTCTGTCCTTCACCGACCCAGTTCGCGGACGTGATGCCGGCGACCATGCGCGGCACGCGGATGTTGAACGGCACCTTCCGCAGATTCGGCAGGCGGCCGATGATCGTCGCCGGGCGGACGAGTTCGATGAATTCGCTCGCCATCGTCTCGGCATAGACCAGCACGCCAGCCCATGCCGCGCTGGTCGTGGTGCCGGCGGTGACTGCCGCCTTCTGCACCTGCATGAAGTCGTGCACGCTGCCGAATTGGCCGGCGGCTTTGAACAGGTCCGCGATCTGCGGCGTGGTGTCGCGCCAGTAGTTCCGCGCGATCTGCTCGGCTTGGACGAGGTTGCCCTTCGATGCGATCAGCGCCATGACGTAGCGCGCCATCGACGTGCCGGGCTTCAGCTTTTTGTCGATCAGTTGAATCGACGGGTAGCCGTTGCCGCTGCCGTTGAGGCTGTTCGCGCTGTCACCGACGGCCGACTGTGCCGGGCGCGCGGAGGCGGCCAGCAACTTCTCTTGCGCTTCCAGCCGTTCGATGTGCGCGTTGACGGTTTCCGTCTCCGCCTTGTACTTGTCGAAGGAGGTCTGCTCCTCCGGCGTGAACGTGCGGGCATCGTCGGCCGAAGCGCCGTCGATGATCGACTGCATGCCGTTCAGCGCGTTGTCGCGCCGACCGCGCATCGCTGCAATTTGCTCTGCGATATTCATGTGCTGCTCCCTTGGATCAGAGGAAAAATTACCGAGGATGGCGGTCGGTGACGCCCAACCGCAGGACGGTGATCTGCGCTCGCGCAACATCAAGCGACCCCGGCGCGGGTCGGAACAAGGCGCGGCGAATCTCCGGCGAGAACGAACGCGCGAGCGCCAGCGCGGCGGGGTTCGCCGGCACGCTCACGATGGAATTTTCGAGTAGTTCCTGCCCGACGAACTCGTAGCCCCCGGTCCACTTGTTGCTCTCCGGGTCCTTGATCTCGTTCGGGGCTTTGGTGGGTTGGAAGCCGACTGACACCGCGCGCAGGATTTTCTGTTCGGTCAGCGCGCGCACCGCGTCGATCATCGGCGTGGTGCCGGGATCGCCGAGTTGAATGTCCGCGATCAGCCGCTTGCCGGCAATCGACATTTCCGCCGTGCCCACCGGGTCGCGGGCGGAGTGCCCGAACAGCACGATGGGATTTTTCGCGTAGTTCTCGAGTTGCCAGCCGGCGACTCGGATCACATCGCCGTAGCGGTCGGGCGTCTCATCGCTGGCGACGAAGCGCAGCCGGCCCGGTCCCGTGACCTCCACGGCGCGGACCTCGCGAAATTGGATACCGGTCGGAACGGCACGACGCATGGCGGCTCTCCCTGCGAGCCGGACCCCATTCCGTCGCTCGGTCTGCTAGGTCGCTGTGGGGGAATTACTTGCCCTTGGGCGGCGGAGCGATTTTGCGCTCCTCCGGCGGCGGGCGTCCGCGACTAGCTTGCATGGGCCGATACACTATTCGTTGTGGTTTCGGGTGTCAAGAACACCATACTCGGTGCCCGGTCGGTCGCGTCGAGGAACATCCAGCGCCCGAGTCCGGTGAGCGCAGCCACCAGCCCGTCGATCTTCACCAGCGGATTATTCTTGTCCTTGCGCGGGAATATGTTGCCCTTGTTGTCCTCCTGCACCATGACGCAACCGACGTTCCACGCGAGGACCGGATTGCCGTTGTGGTGGAGGCGACCTTGCAACGCGAGCGCTTCGAGTTCCTTCATCGGCGGCGAGAAGTTCGCCACGGTCGGGCGGTACTCGATCACGCTCACGCCGGCATTCTCCAAGTTGCTCGCCAGCATGAGCGCCTGCCACGGATCGTAAGCGAGGTCCTTCACGCGGAAAGCGTTGTTGTCGGCAACGCACGCCTCCTCGATCATCGCGAGGTCGTTGGCCTCGCCGGGCGTGACGTGTATCCAGTTGTCCGCGACCCATCCGGCGTAGGCGTCATTCTTTTCGACTGCGCCATCGGGCAGAAAGAAATCGACGAACAGGTAGTAATGCTCGATGCCATCGACTTCGCGCCGGAACCACAGCGCCTTCGCGGCCAGGTCGACCTTCGTCGCAAGGTCGAGTCCGACCACGCACTCCTCGCCGGCAAAATCCTCGATCCGCAGCGCCGGGTCGCCGCAGGCATCCCATACCTGCATGTTCATCCACAGCACGGCGGTCGAAGTCCATAGATTCAAATGCTTCTGTTTGAAAGCGTTTTGCCGTGCCGCTGATTGCTGCGCCTGCAAGCACAGGTTCTCGATGGCGTCCGGCATCACGCTCACGCCCCAATTCGGATTGGCCTTGATCCACGACGCCTTCTCCCGCCAATCGTCGCCCTTGTCCACGGTGTAGATCACCGCGAAGAATTGCTCGTCATTGATCTTCTGCTCGAGTAGCCGGCTCGCGTATTGCCATTGCTCATAGCCGACGCTCGATTGATTGGAGGCCGCCGTGGTAATGCCGATCATCATGGGCTGCGAGCGCTTGCCGGTCGCCGTTTGCAGCACGTCGAACACTTCGCCATTGCGGTGCTGCGCCAGTTCGTCGAGGACCGCGAAGTGCACGTTCAGTCCATCGAGCGACGTGGCATCGCGCGACAGCGGCCGGAACATGGAAACAGATTCCTCTTGCACGATGGCATGGGCGTTCACTTGCACGCCGAAGCGGCGGCGGAACTCCGGCGCGCGCTCGGCCATCCGCTGCGCCGTGTCGAACACCAGCCGCGCCTGTTGCCGGGTGACTGCGGCCGCATAGACCTCGCTGCCGCCCTCGCCATCGAGCGCGAGCATGTAGAGCGCCAGCGGCGCGGCGAGCGTGGTCTTGCCGTTGCCGCGCGGCACGAAGCACAGGACGTAGCGGAATCTGCGTGCGCCCGTCTCGTTCACCCATCCGAACGCGGACGTGATGATGAAGCGCTGCCACGGCATCAACACCAGCCGCCGCCGGGCGCGCGGTCCCTTGATTTCGCGGAATAGCTGGATTACGCGACAGACCCGCTCGGCCTTCGCGAAGTCGAACGAGTAGCGCCAGCCCTCCGTGCCGATGCGCTCGATGTCGCGTTCGTGCCGCTCACACGCGAGGCGCACCATGCGGCCGACAGGGATGCGTTCCTCGAGTACGTCGCGAACGTACTGGAACGCGGATGCCACATTCGGGTAGCCGCGCCCCGCCAGTTCGATCAAGTCCTCGTCGAGTTCCTGCGGCCACTCCGCCGTCACCGGCACGATTACCGATGACGCCGCCAGTTCATCTTCGGTCGGCTGGGTCCATGCCTTGCGAGCGCGGGCTTTCTCTTGCGCCTCGCTGATGAGCGCCGCCGCTCGAGTGGGGTCCTGCACCAGCGCGACAATCTCCGCCTCGGTCGGTGGCGGTCGCTTGCGTGCCTGTCGATAGCCCTTGTCCTGCGCGGCCTTCGCGGCGCGCGCCTCCTCGGGTGTGGCGTACTTTTGCGGCCGGCCCCGTTTCCGGGGCGGGTCAGTCGATTTCATCCCATGACGACGGAGCGCCCGGCGTCCCTCCGCTGCTCATCGGCGGCGCGTGCTTCAGTCGGCCGATGGGCGAGAAGCCGAGTTCAAACATCATCCGGCGCACCGCCTCGTCGTGGGTCTTGTACGCTTGGAAGTACGGTTGCAATCCGGGCTTGCCGGATTTCGGGTGCTTCATCAGCGGCCCGAACTCTTTGAGTTTCGCGTATGCCTTGTCGCGCATGATGATCGTGCGCGCGAGGCTGGCGATCAGCATGCCATCCGGGCGACCGTGCACCAGCGGTAGCAGGAACTCCCGACAGAGGAAGTCGAAAATTTCCCGTTCCTGCGGATCCAGCTTTTCCCATGGTGGCAGGAGTGGGCGTGGATCCTTCGGCTGGACCCGCGAGTCGTCCCGCAATTTCTTGGGGTCGTGCGCCGCCGACCCGTTGAGCAATTTGAGGACCGTCGAGGTCCGCGCGCCGTTACCTGCCATCCCCGCTCCTCCCCGCCCCGACTGCCGGGCGACCGGAGCCGGACCCCGGAACGTCGCCGGGGCGACTCCCTGCGGACCCGGCGTAGACCCCCGAAATCGGGCCGTGGTGCGATTCTGCCGGGCCGGACGCCTGCGGGCACCTTGCCGGCCCCGCCCGCCCGCCAGAGGCCCGCAAAAAGTCGGTAACCGAATTAACCCCCTTTTCGGGGTCGCGGAAAATGCAACTCGTTGATTTCATTACCTAAAAATCCCTCGGACGAAACAAAAAGCC